GTTCAGTACGGTCTCCAGCGCGGACGTGCCGAGCGACGCCAGGATGCACGCGAGCGCGACCTGGGCGACGAAGGAGACGCCGGGGATGAAAATGACGATGGCACCAGCGGCAAGGCCGGTAGCGCCAGAGAGGATTGCGCGGCCGAGCGCCTGCTTCCAGGTGATCGGATCGTTCGACGTGAGCATCTTTGCGATGCCCACGATGAGGCCGACGCCCGCGAGAGCGCCGACCAGCTTCACTTCATCGTGCATTAGGTCTCTTGTAGGTGGTGGATGCGTTAGAGCGGACGACCGAAGCTGTACTCGTAGTTGCCGGTCAGGGTGATCTGCGTGACGCCATCGGTGACGACGACTGTGAACTGCCCCATGCGGGAGGTGTTCCGCCCAGAGGCGGTCACAGTGCCACCGAGGCCGCTGCCGGAGATCGACGCGCCGCCTGTGACGGAGCGGGAGACCACGGAGTAGTTGCCGGTGCCGCCCGAGCAATAAACGCTGAACGACTCGCTGACCGTGCCGTTGGTGGACTGAGGCCAGTTACCCATCAGGTAGCTCGGCGACAGCGATGCTTGGAACGGCGTCGCCTTGACCGCGTTGTAGAACTGCGAGGCGTAGATCGGGCCGCTCGTGGGGACGCCGTAGTTGGCCGGAACGTCGGGCACCAATCCACGTCCTCGGTAATACTGGTCCGCGTAGATCGGGTAGCCGCCGCCAAACTCGGCGCGGATCATTTCCCAGGAGATAGGGCCGGAGCCGGGGAGGGCCATCAGGCACCTCCCCCAAGGTCCGCGACGCGCTTACGCAGCGCCTGCACCTCAGCGATAAGGAAGGGAATAGCCTTCTCCCACTGGATCGTCTTGATGCCGTTTGCGTGCGTGGCGACCATCAACGAGTAGACCTCCTCGGCCTCCTGCGCGATGCCGCCGACCTCGTGATCCGCGCTCGGGTGGAACGTGGGATTCAGCTCGGCGATTGCCTTGGCATCCCAATCGAACTCGCGTACACGGAAGCGGTCGAAGAAGTCGGCCACCTTGGAGGCCGAGGCGTCCACGATGTTCTTCTTTAGACGCGCATCGGACGCATAGGCGACGATGTTGCCCGTGGCGACCCAATTGTTGCTGCCGTCGCGGTAGGCGCACCACGAGAAGGCGTTGCTGGCGAGGAAGCCGTGGTTGTTGTCGTTGCAATGGAGCCAGTGCGTGGTCCCGTTGTCGGAGTCGTAACAGGTGATGGTTGGCGAGTAGCTCTCCAAACGGAGGTCGCCACCGCTACCGCCTGGGCCAGCGATAAGGAATCCCTTGCCGCCGTAGGTGCGAACCCAGGTGCTGTCCTGCATCCAGATGCCGCCGCCGTGCGCTTCCGAGTACCAGCCGGTGCCGGACTGCTGGGAGCGGAACCAGCCAGCGTTGAGGTAAATCTGATCGCCGACCGTCAGGCGGCCCGCAATGTTCGCAGCACCGTTCCAGTACAGGTTGTACCAGCTGTTCGTGTTCACGCGGGTGATCGAGCAAACGTCATCGCCAGCGCCGTTCGTTCCGTGGATGTACGCGGTTCCCGCTGCACCCATGCCGGTCAACCGCAGCGGCGCGCCATAGGCCAGAGTGACCTGCCCGGTGAAGGTTGCGCCACCCAGGCTCGCCTTGCCGTCCAGTGCGGACTGGAGGCCGCTGACGTTTGCGATGGTGTGCGTGTGACCGGCGTCGGCCTTTCCTGCCGGGTTGAAGTTCGCCGAGGTCCAGACGGTGCCGCCAGCGTTGAGGGACGCGACGCCACCCGTGCCATCGCCGAATCGGAACTCCAGCGAGTTCGCAGCTGGCGGCACGTACACATAGCGATCCAGCGACCCCAGGTACATGACGCCGGACGTGGCCTCGCCGCCAAATCCCTGCACACGAATCTGCCCGGAGGCGAACGTCTTGACGCCACCGATGGACTGATCGTCGGTCACGTTGACGACGTTGGCGATCTCGGCGGCGGTATGCGTGTGGCCGATTGCCGACTTCCCGTCGAGCGCCGCTTGCAGCCCGGTTACGTTTGCGATGGTGTGCGAGTGGGACGCCGCCGCTTTGCCGTCGAGCGCGGACTGGAGGCCGGTCACGTTGGCGATGGTGTGCGTGTGCGTCGCCGCCGCCTTGCCGTCGAGCGCCGTCTGCGTCGCGGTGCTGATCGGCTTGTCGAGGTCGGCGGTATTGTCCACCTTGTCGAGGCCGACCTGCGCCTTGGTGTGCGTGTGGGTGCTCGGCGGGTAGGTCGTCGGCTTCCCGGTGACGTGGGTGTTGAAGTCCACGTCGTCGCGGGTCGCCAGCGCGCCCAGGCCGCCGATGTCGCCAGCCACGAGGGTCACGTCGCCCTGCTTACCGGCGACGCTGGTGACCTGATCGGTGTTGTCGATCTTCTCCCAGGTAGCGCCGTAGAGCGCCTGGTCGCCGACTCGCCAGTGGATGTCGCCCACAGTGCCTTCGCCGACCACCTTGTAGAAGTGACCCTTCACCGGGTTGGCCGGGAACGCACCAGTGCCGGCATCCCACGATCCCATGTAGACCAGCGAGCCAGTGACGGCAGCCTGCGCCTGGGCGGCCCAATGCTTCGCCGAGAACTCGCCCGGCGAGACCTCGGTGCCCTGCGGCGCGTTCGCGTACAGGCCAGCCTTGTCGCGGGCAGCCTCGGCAGCGGCCTTGGCCGACGATGCGGTCTGCGCCGAGATCGAGGCGGCAGACGCCGAGCCGGACGCAGCGGAGGCATGACCGGCTGCGGTGGTCGCCGAGCCAGCAGCCTCGCCAGCCTTGGTCGCCGCGGCGGACGCCTGGGCTTCCGCCCGGTTGGCCTGGGTGGTCGCCTGAGTGACCGAGGTCGCTGCGGCGGTCGCGCTGTCGGCGGCTGCGGCAGCCGATGCTGCGGCAGCGGTGGCGTCAGCTTCCGCGCGGTCGGCCGCGTCGGTCGCATAGCCCAGGATGGTCTGCGCCTGATCCCGTGACGTGGCGGCAGCAGTCGCCGCTGCTTGCGCGTCGGAACGCGCCTGACCCGCTGCGGTGGCCGACGTGCCCGCCTGGCTTGCGGAGCCAGCCGAAGCCAGCGCCGAGGTGGCCGAGGCCGTCGCCGAAGCGGCGGCGTCCACTGCGGAGCTTGCCGCCTCGGTCGCGCTGTCGGAAGCCTCGGCCGCCTTGGCAGCAGCGAAGGTCGCCGCGTCGGCGGTGGCCTGCACGTCGTCGTCGATGCTCGCGGCGGATTCCGCAGCGCGCACGGCGGATGCTTCGGCAGCGTCGGCGAAGCCAGAGGCGTCATCTGCGGACGCCTGCGCGGCGTTCGCCATGCCGGTTGCCACGGACACCAGGTCGCGCACCTGCACGACCGAGCCGGTCAGCTCGTCGGTCAGCCCGGCCACGTCCTTCTGGAGCTGCGGGAACGAGGGGAGGGTGTGGTTGTTGCCCAGGCCGTCCGTCACGACGACGGTGCCTTCCTCCTGAGTCAGCAGCGCGATCATCTGATTCTCGCGCCGGTTCCAGCGGTCTACCAGCGTCGAGAGGCGCGAGGCCAGCTCGGCGTTGGAGACGTAGCCGGGGGTAGTGCTCATGCGGTGCTTGGGTTCTCTCTGAGGGTTATCGGATGCCGAAGGCGAAGCCGCCAATCGACGTGATGAGGTAGTTCGGGTAGGCCGGGGCGTCGTAGCCGTGGACCTGCGGAGGCGGGCTGGATGCGCGGCACCGCACGCGGAATGCGCGGGCACCGCCTGTCCATGCGCCGGACGCCGAGAGCGTCACCGACTGCTCGTAGGTGTAGAAGTTGGACGCAGTGAAGGTGTTGCCGTCGCCGCCCATCTGCTGAATCAACGCGCGGTACATCGGCGGCTCGTGCGAGGCGATGACGACCCACACAGAGTCGCGCAGCTCCTCCAAGATGACGTGCAGCCCGTAGACGCGCGTGTTCGCGGTGACGGTCACCGACACGGAGGGCGTATGACCCTCGCCAGCCAGCACCGGAGCGCCGAGCCAGAACTCGTGGATCGCCACCCAATCGCCGAGCGGGATGAAGTTGTTGCCCGCCTGGTAGCAGAGGCTCGTTGCCCCGGTCCACCACACGCCGGTCGCCGACTGGAACTGCCCAACGATGTTGGGAGCATTGACGCGGCCTCGGAAGAACGCGCCGCCGTTGCGGTCCACGTAGAACACCGCGTTGTTGGCGTTCTTCGCGCCGGAGCCGACCCACAGGGGCCAGTCGCCGAGGTTGGAGATTTCCACGCGGAACTCGGCAGCGTTGACGATGTTGCCGTTGCCGTCGAGGGTGTGGGTCTTGAACGTGCCGCCGTTGATCGTGCCTGCGTTTGCCGTGAGCGCGGCCAGGGAGTTCACCCTGATCTTGTCCGCAGTGATCGTCCCGTCCACCACCAGCGCACCCTGGATGCCCACGGTGGACTGGCCGCCGACAGTGCCGATCACGAACGGATACTTGATGCTCGCCAAGGTGCCGCCCGAGGTGTACTGCGGGTGGACGAAGGCGAAGCGATCCGCGGTGACGATGAAGTCGCTGCCGGTCTGCGGGTTGGCGGAGAGGGCGATACCGGCGACCACGGGGACGCCGTTGATGGTGCCCGCGTTGATCTTGACCGAGTAGTTGGCCTGCCACTGACCGTACATGCCGGAGTGCTGCCCGGCGACCACGTTGAACTCCTGCCGGATGGTGGCGAAGTCGCCGTCCTTGAACGCCTGGACCTGCGTGGCCGCGATGGCCTGTGCCTGCTCGGCGGTGATCTTGGTGGTGTTGAGCTGCTGCACCAGCGCGCCGGTCGGAGAGGTGACATCCAGGTCGGCCTTGCGCCAGCCGGTGCCATCCCAAATCTGCGTCAGGTACGCGCCGGTCTGCACGGTCTTGACCCAAAAGGTCGGAACCTTGAAGCCGCCAGCGGGCGGGGAGGGCTGCGCGTCCGAGAAGATCGTCGGCGCGGTGCTGGTCTCCAGCGTGGATACCTGGGAAGCCAGGGCTTCGCGCGCGGACGCTTCGGTGTCGATGCGCTGCTCGAAGGCGGCCGAAACCGCCGACACCTGGCCGTCGATCTCATTGGCAATCCCCTGCGGCACGTTCGCGCCGTAGCTGGCCGCCATCTGCTGTCGGAATGCCGTGTTGGCACCCTCGGCGTCCGTCAGGGCTTCGGTGGTCTCGGCCAGGCCAGCGATGTTCTCGCCGTGGCGGACTACTGCCGTCTCAACGTCGGACACGCGGGCCTTGGTTGCGTCAACCTCGGCCATGACCGCGGTGCGGACCTGCGCCGCGCTGTCCTCGATCTCTGCGCCGAGGCGCTGCTCGGTGGCCGCACGCGCCGCTTCGGTGGTGCTCTCCACCTCGTCGATGCGCTGGTTGAGCGCTGCGGAGATCGTCTTGCCGTTCTCGACCACCTGGCCTTGCAGCTCGGTGATCGCCTCGACGCGCGCGGAGCGCTCGTCAGCGATGGCGCGATTGACCTCCAGGAATCGTGCCTGGCTACTTTGCTCGCCGTAGTCCACCCGCGCGAACAGGTCGATGATCTGCTGCGCGATGACCTTGTTGCCTTCGGTCAGCAGTCCGATCTCGTGGGTGGCCGTGCTGATCTTGTCGCCATAGTCGCGCTGCACGTCGAAGAACTCGTGCGAGCGCATGATTTCCTCCAGGATCGCCTCGGCGTTCACGTCGATAAGGTCGATGCGGGTCAGCAGGTCTTGCAGTGCTGGCGAGCGGAGGAGCTGCTCGATGATTGCGTTGAGGTCCGGGTCGCCACCGGGGTTACCGGGGCCGCCACCGGGGAGGCCGCTGCCACCACCGAACTCGGCGAGTTCCTGGTGTGCGTACAGCAGTTGGCGGAACGACTTGGACAAGTCGCGCGCCGGGAGGTTTGCGCCTTCCTTGTAGTTGACCAGGAGGGCGTCAATCGGCGTGAATCGCCGGATGGTCACAGTGTAGGGTG